CTATTGCTTGCTTGAAATGCTTGCTGTAAAAAACCCGGGCTGTAAGAATCTGTACCGGGAATACCTGAGCCATAGAATAATTCCCTTGTTGCAGGGTCTAGGCTTCTAAATTGTTGTTGTACGTCTACTGCTATTGGTCCTTGTTCTTCAGCCATTATGCTACGCCTCCAAAGTGTTCCATGAGTTTATACATAACTCTTGTACCTGAGTCACGACTTGCGTCACCGTTAGGGGTTAGTGTTAGTATGCCGTTACTATCATTGACATCAAACGCGCCTGCACCTTTAACTGCTTTGGCTGTCATTACAAACTCACCATCTGAAAGCATTGCAGGTATATCATCTGAAGTTTCAGTTCCCGGACCATCTATTTGTCCATCCATTACTGGGAAGTTAGCAGGGTCTATTGGCACGTCACCGCCCTCTGCCATGGCTACTGCTCCGCCTTGTGCGAAAGCCATAATGCCACCTTGTGCTGCGCCTCTAGGAGTTCCGCCTTGTAACACAGGCATACCTTGTGGGTTTAATCCGTATTCTACTCTGCTTGGTGCTTCTTCGCCTTTTTGTCTAGCCATTTCAGCAGCTATATTATATCTGCCTAGTTGGTCCATAGTCGTTAATGGTGTTAATGGTACGCCTTTATTATTCTTGGCATCTTCGTAAGCTAGTTTGCCAACTAATCCTGCTAGTCCTGCAATACCTAAGTTTCCTAATCCACCGCCTGATTTTTCATCACCGCCATAATTTGTAATACCTAGCTTGTCGGTAAATCCACCTAATAGGTCTCCTATAACTCCGTAGTTGCCAACTCCATCAGAACCACCTCCTCTAAAGATGCCTCCTAAGAAATCACCTAACCCACTAGATTGTGTTTGTGAGCCTCTAACCTTTGCTAATACATCTGCGGGAGAGAAAAGATTTCCGTCTTTATCTGCAAGCATGCCTGACTCACCTTTAACAGTGTAGTTTTCACTAATATACTTCATTTCTTCAGGACTGGGCATATCGCTTGAACTTGGTTGATAATTTGCATCAATAAACTGCCCATCTTGTCCACCACTCATGTAATCTACAGGTTGGTCGCCACCACTAAACAAACCGAAATAACCTTGTTTTTGGTCGTCCCCGTATTGTTTTGCTATGTTTGTACCATACTTAAAGGGACTAAACTTACCATCAATACTTCCTATTCCTCTCAAAGAATCCATAAATCCTGATTTAGCACCAAAATTTGCCTTTCCAAGATTTTTTAATGCGCCATCTTTACCAAATACTTTTTGGCTACCTCCTGCAAATACAGTCATAAGGTCGCCGATGCCACCTTCACCTTTAGCAAGATTTATGGCAGCTCTACCCTTGTTATAAATAATTGCAGGTCCTTGCCATGGTCCGGGTATGCGTGCAGCTATTGGTGCTATCTTCTTAACAACTTTTTTTAGTCCTTTAGCTATTTTCTTTAAGAATCCAAACTCAGGATTGCCTGTAATTGGATTTATAGACATGCCGCCACCAACAGTATATTCATCAGGGTCTAAACCCATGTTCATCATATCCTGTTCTAATCTTTGTCTTGTTTCAGGCGTTATAACTGGTGGAACCACCATTTCGCCTTGTGCAACGTGTGCTAGATAGTTGTCTTCATCTCTGCCGAGTCTTGCTATTCCTTCGCCACTGTTGTCGATTCTATTCATCATTTTAAAATTTTACCCTATTTCTCATGGTTTTGACCAACTTCTTGCATAAATTCTTTCATATATTCTTTTGACTCATCCTTACATACTAGCCAAAAAACCAACAAATACCTGTCTCCACTAATAACAGGCAATCCTCTATGCATGTGAGTTAGACTTGGGAAGATTAAAGCATTGCCCGTAGGCAAAGGCTCAACCGTTCCTTTTCTCATAAACTCAGTACCACCACCTTCATAATCTCCTGTATTAAGAGGTACTACTATACTTATATCAGAACTAGCATCGTGATGCCAAGCTCCCTGTTTTTTATCTTTTAAATTGTAGTTAGCTATCTGTATATTACCACCAGTAACGTGCCTATTCCAAATACTTAGTAATATTGGATTAATAACCGAATCAACCACCTGCATTAATGAGTGATAAAGCTGTGGACATTTGTCGTACAAAACTATTTCAGGTATTTGTCGCAGCTCATCTTCTTCTTCATTAGGTTCAAAACCAAAATGCTCTGTCATGTTGTGCATTTCATTAATAAGCAGGTTGCATAGCTCTTTGCTAAACAAAGGCACCGTATGTACATCCGGCAAAGGTTCTTTAATAATAGAGTTTAAAGGCAAGTTATCTAAACATTCTGCTCTTTCATTATAAAAATCGCTAAGTATTGGTAATGTTTCTTTTGCTTTTTGTAGTGTTTCTTTTTCTACGAACCAGTCTGACGCAAAGCCAAGTAAAAGATTTTTTAATTGATATTCTTGTTCTATGTTAGTTTGCGCCAACATCTAACAATCTTATTGGGGTGCTACTAAAGAAACAGCCATTTTGAAGTCCTCCATGTCAAATTCAGGGTCTTGACTTAGAACTTGTGCTAAAACTTGTTGTGCCTGCATAGATACTTCTGAATCGATTGGATTATTTAATATAGTATAAACTTCCATCTCATAGCCAACGCTTTGGCTATCTCCCTGAGCTAATGGTATAAATATATCTTGCATGACTTGTTGTTTAGACATTTCTATATCAGCCATACCTTCTTGTTGTGACATGTCAGCAATACCGCCTCCTCTAAATCTAGGTACGCCACTATCTATAGCTCGCATTACATTGCCTTTCATGCTTTGTATTTTTATTTTTTCTTCGTCTAGTTTGTTAATTTGATTTGCAATCATTTGCGCCCTTTGATTATCTCCATCTCTTACAGCCATTTCGTACTCTCGCATCATATTTTCTATTTGACTTTCTATTGAAAACATCATGCCTTCAGGAGACCTGTCGCTAAACCTAGGTTCGTTGTTCATCATGTTAGGAGACGTTGCTTGTTTAAACATTTCCATTTCTCTGTCTGAAATAGCGCCCATGGTGCCACTTGATACTTGACCTATAAGGTTTTCTATTCTTGATTTTAAATCTTTCATAATAATTTCCTATCTAATATTAACTGATATATTACCACCAGTTATAACAGAGACAAAGCCTAAGCTAGCTGTTGCCTCATATCCTTGTTCGTTAAATAACGTCAAATCAATCCATTCATTGCCGTTATACACCTGCAATACATTTAGTGTTGTATTCCATATTACATCACCTTGTACAAAATTCAATTCTGATAACTCTGTAGCGTTAAACCTAGGCGTGCTGTTAGGGTCAAATTGCCCTAGGTTAATCTCTAAAACTCTAACCAATCTATTAAAAACTTCAGGCGTTACCTCTTGCGTTGCTAAGGGCAGCCTGCTTGGTAATAATTTAGCCATTACCTTCTACCGTCAGGTTGGATATCTAGTCTTGTATATCCTAATCTCCACTTATAACCTGTTCTGTTACCTACTGCAGCATCATCATCGCTTTGTAATCTTAATACAGCCTGTCTTCCTCTTGCTCTTACATGCACTTGGTCAGTGTTATTTGATATGTCTGTGGTCGCTTTGGTGGTCAAAGATTCGCTTGGTGCGTTTCTAGTTTTAAGTAACATATTAATCTGCGGAACACCTGTTTCAACATTAGTGCCATAAAATTTTACATCAGGCATGATTCTTCTGATAAATGTAAAGTTGTTGCCCTCTTGCAAGTCAAAGTCTGAGCTTTCAATAAAGACCCCATCCATAGGTGAACCGTCTGCATCATCGCCGTCTTCTTGGTTAAACAAATAATTATTAGCAGTGGCTAACGGTTTACCGAATACATTTTGGTCAACCCAAGCAGTTCTAACCAACTGACCTATAGACCAAACGCCTTCTAAATAGTTGTATATAACATATCTTGATACCTCTTCAGTGCCATCACTTTCTGCAGGATAGAACCACCACACTTCATTAAACTCTTTGTTTAATAGTGCAAAGACTTTAAATGCTTGACCCAAATCTAAATCTTCTTGAACATAACTTAATACACTGCAAGGTAGTTTTTGAACTGCACCGTTGTAAGAATAGAAACCATCATCGCCCATCCAAAAGACTCCATTAGGAGAGTTGATAGCAGCATTAGGTCCAATCATGCCTGTGCCTTCATTAATTAAATTAACTGCAAAAGTTAATGGTGGTCCAACAAACTGCATACTGTACATAGAAGTATCAGTCCATATTAATGTTTCTTGTCTTGCTCTTAAGCCACCTCTGATTTCACTACCTGAAGATAATCTTAGAGAACCTGCTGTATTTGTAGTTTTTGGCTCCCATTCAGTAATACTTTCTTGGTCTGAGAAAGCTATGTTCATAGGGTCAACAACTCCTGTTCTTGCACCACCTGATACCGGGTCTGCGCCTAATACAATAACGTGCCTGTCCGTATCACTTACTATGGTTTGTAATCCAACTGTAGGTGATAAGTTTGCACCGGAAAGCGTAGTGATATCTACAGCTCTTGTAGTAGTGCCGTTGGACTCATCCCAATAATAAATACTGCCACCCCTAGGATGCAATATTAAATCTTCACCAAAGTTATCTGATGACCATAATCTTAATTGGTTAGCAAAGCTTAAGCTAGTAGAGGCACCAAAAGCACCTTGACTCCAAGTACCTGAACCATATCCTGTGGATTGTATAAATACGTCCAAACCTACAGTTAATTGGTAAGCTGCATCAACTCCTGAGCCGCCATTTCCTGTATCACTACCATTTGCTGTAGCAGTTGCTGTAAACGTAAATGTATTTGCACTTGGTACTGACACGACTTGATACTCTTTGTTTAAAACGGTTGCAGTGATATTGCCACCAAGACTTACTGCACCACTAAAAGTAACAAAGTCATTAACCACAACTCCGTGAGTAGAATCTGTTGCTGTAATAGTTGCAGAGCCATTTGTGGCAGCAAAAGTTACACCATTGGTTGTTGTTGCTCTTATGGGAGTTATGTCGTTTAAGCTTGTGCCTTCAAGTATGTATGCTTTTAAATGCGTGCCGATATATAAGTATTTATTACCCTCTAATGATATCCATGGAAATAGGTTACGACATGTACCTAAAAATGATGTAGCGGTTTGTTTTGTCCAACCGCCTATTTTTTCTACAAAGCCTTTTCGAAATCTGACAAGAGAAGCATCAAACCAACCACCCGCATTAGTGTAACTGGTTCCTTCTCTGTCTATTCCTGCTTTAAATTGAAACTTTGCAAACGGCATGTTTCATCTTCTAAGCTATTCTAATAATAGCTGTAGCTGCTGCTTTAGCAGGAAATACTATAGTAAAGTCGCCTGCTGTTGATGTCTTATCACCACCAAAGTCAATAGTTGCTACTGACTTATCACTGTTAGTATCGTTGTAAATCATACAACCTCTAGCTGTGATAGTAGCTGTACTAAATGTTAAATCGGAAAAGTCAGTTACCGCAGTAGTTCCAGTAGCAGAAGGCGTTACATTGGTTAATGCAGCTCCACCTGATGTATAGTTTGTACCACTTGCTTGTCCTGTAGTTGTAAAAGCAGTTGTTGCAGCACCCAAAGTAGCTGAACTGGTGTACAAAGCCAACTTAAAACTATTACCGCTTGAGTTGGTAAAGTTGTGCGTTCCTGTCAAAAGCTCTACTTTAAAGCTTGTTGTAAGAGTAGATGTAATTGCCATATTAAATACCTTTTATTATTTTTGCTAAATCTTCACTACCTCCACTAGATAAATCTTGAATTAAGGTAGCCTTATAAGATTTTAAAGCATTTTTAATATATATCAAACAAACTTGGTAAATTAAATCTTGGTAAGCTCTAGCCTGAGCTTTTACATGTTCTTCATTATCGTCCGAAAAGCCAACTATTTTTTCTGTTAATTGCTTTGCCCAAAACTCAGGTGGATGACCTCCAAACTTAGTTGTAGCTACCTCAACCATGCCCAATTCAGGCACTCCGTCAGGCGTTATTTTTATTACCATTTATTTGGCTCCGGCGCTTTTAGGTGACTGTCATACCTGTCTGCAATTTGTGGCAGTATTTGTTTTTTTTGTACTTTAAGCTCGCTAATTTTTTTTACTTCTAAGCCATCTTTACCCTGAACAGGAACATAAGGGTCTTTTAAACGATGATATCCATACAGTCTTTGTTCACCGGGAATGTTCGTATCTAGCAATGAGCTGCTAGATGCTACCTCAACCTGTATACCTTTTTCCATGCATTTTACTAACCAAAACTCTACACAGGCTCTACCTGCTTCTGCAAAATATAAGTTGTTCTTATATGTAAAATCTATACCAAATAACTTTATGTTGGCTACATCATTCCAGTAAGCAAAGGCAACTGCATAAGCCACCGTATTGTTTAGATAATGACAATTAGTTTCTTTTACTATTTCTTGTACAGGATATTCAACAAGGTTTTTACACCTTGCATCGTTTTCACATGTATAGATAGGTTTGTTGTGATTCGTTAGCAGTTCTTTCATGCAGTCAGTTTGTCCGCCTGCATCTTGTGTATCAAGAAATCTACTTGGCGGGTCCATCATAAACACACGGTCATGAAATATTACTGAAGCCACAGCATTAATTGCCCATACTTCGTCAAATTTTACGCTGTGTGATTTTGCAAGGTTGTAGTCAAACCAACTTTTGCCTAGACCGACAATAGCTACAGTTTTACCTTTAAGTTTTTTAATTGGTTTCATATTATCTCTCCTTAACTGAAACTTATGTTACATTTGTTCTTAGTGAATCATACCTCATTTCGTCCCTAGTATCTCTTCCTTCACCTAGGTTCTTTAATCTTAGTAAACTTTCTTTAAATCTTGCTTCATACAAACCAATGTCATTGGGGTCTAGCTTTAAAAATACCGCACCCTCTAATAGACAACCGTATAGCAAGGTGTCAGGTGCATCTGTAGACAAATATGTGGTTCCTGAGTCACCACCCGCAGTTAATGATGCAGGCTGTGCTAAATAATGTAATTCCATAGAATAGTTTGTGTCAGGAACAGGAGCTATTTCAAAAGAACCTTGGTCAAATATAGCGTAATATCTTGGCTTTCCTCTTGTGGTTGTATCGGTTACAAATTCTTTTATAAAAGAGTTGTGTTTTAAATCTAGGTAATCATAGTTGTTTGAGCTTATAACAGCCAATGAAAACGGTGCTAAAAAATCAGCAGGTGTATTTAAAAATCTATTATCTTGTGAAACATTACCCTGTACATTTTTTCTTTGGTCAGGAATCTGTACTGATTTAAGTATTCTTTCTTCTGCTTGTAAAATAATAGTATTAAGGTTATTTACAAAAGTTGTTTCATCACTTTCTAAATAATCTTGTATCGTAGTTTTTAATGTTGATAATGTAAAACTCATGATGTTGTTATTGTAACTGTCCCTACTGCACTTGTCATGCTGTCCGGAATGGTTAATTTTTGACCTATTATGCCTAAGTCATAGTTTGTATATACTGTAAAACTTGTTGGCGATACGCTTGTGTCAGGTCTTGGCTCTCTTACAGCTTGTGGGTCAGCAATCTTTTTGACTGGATTTAACTGGGGATGCTTAGACTCGTAACATTCAGGACATGTTTTTAAACCATTCCATTCTTTGCGCAATTCTCTTAAGCCATATCTAAAGCCGCATCTATCGCAAATTGCATATGCGTTTTTGTTAGATGCAAAAGCCATTATGCGATGTTATAACTAGATATATCAGGGGTTATGCTAAAAGAGGCTCTATCTTCATCTGTATCTAAAGCTCTTTGGAACTCTTCCTCATATATTTGTTTGAGTAACCCAGTTCTGTCAGGACTTTTTTTAATTGATATGTAGTAAGCAAGACCTGCTGCTAAACATGGATAAAACCTAAATGGTAACTGTAATGTATTAGTAGCTGCATCTACATCATCCATTCTAGTAAGCACGTTTAGATGCACAGTATATGTAGTATTTGCATCCGGGGTTGGATATACGCTTATTGTTGGTGATATTTGTTTATCTACAAAAAACTGCAAAGGCGTTCCTGTTGATGATTTGTTGGGTACCGCAGAGTAATCGCTTCTTGATAGTCTTGTCATTTGTATGTCTGAGTTTTCAGAATTTACAGTTTGTCTCATAAAAGCATCTAGCACATCAATTGCTGCAGTGCTGTTTGTTGAGTCAACATTATAAGATGTTGTACCTGCAACCATAGCTATGGTTTTTTCTTGTATAGTCCATTGATTAAGACCACGATTTGCCCATTCAGCTAACAATAAATTTAAACTTCTTCTAGCTGTTTTAAGGTCGTAAGCAGTTCTTAGCTCTAATCCACATCTTTCAAATGCTTCTTCAATGTAATCAGCTACATCTAATTCAAAGTTTTTTGAGCCTGATACT